GGCGCGATCACGTTTCTTGCCAGATTCTTCAAGGATTGGCCCTCGTTTTCCGTAAATCGCCAAGTGGCACTGATTGACATGGTTTATAATTTGGGGCCCGCGGGGTTTATGAAGTTCTCTCGAATGATAATGGCTATAAACAATAACGATTGGACGCTGGCATCAAGGGAAGCATTGGATTCGAAGTGGGCTTTTCAGGTAGGCGAAAGAGCCAAAGAGAACGCGAAACTTCTGAGAGAGGGTTGACCATGAACGGAATCAGCAAGGAAACCTTTAGAGAATTGGAAAATGATCGGGAACGCACAGATATTATTTTTGATCTTTTAAAGGACTTATTTGATTGTTCGTGCAAAACCGACGAGCGCGTTGAGAGATTGGAGCGCAAATTTGAGCGCAAGAAAAGGGTAGATTCAGCCGTGGCCGCAGGGGGCGGATTAGTCGGGGGATTCATAGCCTGGATCAGTTCAACATTTATCAATAAATAAGGAGGTAGTTATGGACAGTAAGCAATGGTGGAAATCGACAACCATTTGGGGCAGCATTTTTCTTTTGGCTTCCCTCATTCTAACACAAGCCGGGATTGATTTTTCTCCCGATGAACAAGCCCAGGCCGCAAATGCAGTTGTCTTGGCGATTGATGCCATCATGGGTGTTGTGGGGATTATCTTAACCATTGTCGGTCGCTTCAAAGCCAAAACCAAACTCACCCTTCGGAAACCCAAGGAGGTTTAACATGCGAAAAACCGACACAAAAGAAATCGTCGTAGCTACGGCGCTTCTTGTCGCCCTGGCCTTTGTTGCCATAGGCTTACAGTCCTGCACTAACAGCGCGGGAAAGGTCGATGTGGCGGAAACCATCATCACCGGATACGAAACCGTGACGACCCTGGGCTATCCTACCGTTCTGGTTTACCTGAAAGAGCGGGAGAAAAACGGTTCCTTGGCCGCGGATCAACTCGCCAAATATAAGGCCCAATATGTCAAGGCCCGGGGATACGGCCTGGATGCAGGGGATGTTCTGAAGGCATGGATGAGCAATAGCCAGCCTTCGGCCCTTATTAATTTCCCGATCCTCTTGAGACAGGCAGCTATCTTGTTGGCCGACCTTTCGGGCGGGAAGGTAGAAGAAAAGAACGGGCGGCTTCAGGTTAGTTTATCGCCGGATTTCAAGTTGGCGTTAGACCGCGAAACCGAGAAGTTCGGCTATACCTTTACGCCGGAACAAATCACCCTGGCCGTTAATACCATCCTGGCGGCGGCGCAGTTGATTATTAACCAGACCGGCGCCATGTCCGAAATTCCCGCCGAGCAAAAACTTCTCTATATCGAGCGGATTGATTTGGCACAGAAGTCAATACCGCTTTGGGAGTGATGATATGAAATGGGGATGGAAGCCGGACCTCCCGGATAAACGGGATTTGAAGTTTAGGGCTCCCCAGGCATTGCTTTGGAAGATGCCGCGAAGCGTTGATCTTACACCCCTGATGCCCCCGGTTTACGATCAGGGGAATTTAGGGACTTGCACGGCCAATGCCGCTTGCGCCGCGTGGCAGTTCTGCAAAAGCACCCAGGGGGTGGAGGCGTTCATGCCTTCCCGCCTTTTCAATTACTGGTGCAGCGGCAAACTCGAAGGTTGCGAAACCCTGGATAATGGTCGGCACAATCGGGATGCGGTCAAGGCGCTGGCAAAATGGGGGGTCTGCAGGGAGGATTCCACTTGGCCTTATATCCAAACCCGATACGCATTTCAACCCACAAAAGAGGCGTTTATTGAGGCCGAGAAAAACCAATCCCTTATTTACCGGAGAGTTGAGCAAGACCTTGACCAAATCCGGGCGCGGTTGGCTATGGGCTATCCCGTTGTTTTCGGCTTCTCGGTCTATTCGGGCTTTGAAAATGACACTTACCGGACGGGGGAACTATCATTGCCGGGAAAATCCGAGCGCCTTATCGGGGGTCATGCAGTCCTGGCGATCGGGTACAATAACCAGACCCAAAAGTTCCTTATCCGTAATTCCTACGGGCCTGAATGGGGTAAGAAAGGTTATTTCTGGATGCCCTATGCCTATATGGAAGATGAGGATTTAGCCGCAGATTTTTGGACCATTGAATTAGTGGAATAAGGAGTAAGTCATGAAAAAGCTGTTTGCCGTGTTAGGAATAGTTTTTGCTATTTTTTTATTTATTCAGATCGGGAACGCGTTCGTATTTGGCCCCATCAACTACGAAGTACCAGAAGGATTCCCATCTGAAATTACCGATTGGGAAGGATGGTTTCAACCCATAATAGACAATGATTGCATACGGGCCGGGGTATGGGAAGGATTCAACCCTAAAGATGAAACCGAAACCCTGATATTTATTATCGTCGTCGATGAACCCAAGGAAGAAAAACCGCCCATCTATATTGCCTATTGTGTTTGGACTAAAGGCGGGAAAAGCCTTGAACTCGTAGATGAGGATTTCGTTTTGGGAAAAAAGGCAAGTTTCAAATTGACCGAGCAGACAAAAGAGATTGATTGGGAAATGTTCTTCAAGCGGAAATGTATTAAGGACAGCGAGAAGACTTGAACCCTAACTTGACCGCCCGGAAATTGCGGTATCGCCGGGAGCATCGGGCGAAGGGACTTTGTAGCCGATGCCCCAAGCCAGCCTTACCCATGCGTGATTTGTGCGCTTACCATTTGGCCCAGGACCGCTATTACAGGCAGGGGGATTATTACCGGCGAAAGAGGGCAAGGCTGAAATCCCAAAACAAGTGCATCCGGTGTTCTGCCCCGCTTGACCCCGATATGGACGCGGGATGCGTGAAGTGCCTTAACTGCCGAGAGGGGCTTATATGAGGATTATCGAACATGAATTGCCGCAGGATCATCAAATCATTTTTCATTCATGCTGGCACGAAGGAAGCGTTTTAAAATATCAGAAGGTAATTGACCAAATCATAGAAGAGATTGTGAGCGTTCCCAACACCTACCTTGTTCATTTGGGCGATTGGGCGGAAGCTCTTCTCATTGACGACCCCCGCTATAATCCCGAGGCTGATGAGGGCTATTCTCCCCTGAAGCAATATCAAACAATTAAGCATCAAATCGCGCCTATCCGAGACAAAATACTTGTGGCACTCCACGGAAATCACGACAAGAGATTATTTAAGTTTGGCAATCTCGTAAGGGATTATCTTTGCTTTGATCCGAACGATCCCGAGGAAATTACCCCCATTCCCTATGGAACCTTTGCCTGTAAAATCATAATTAAAAATCAATACGGAATTGCCTATAAAATTTACGCAACCCATGGCCGGAAATCCATTTCCTCTGCCGCTGACGATCCCGCCCGGAACGCAGTCAATCGTCAACTTATTCTCAAGCGGCATTTGAAGAACAAGGCCGGGGATTGCCTGTTTATGGTCAAGGGACATAATCATCAACTTATCTCTCTTCCTCCGGCGCAAGGGCTCTATCTTACAAACCATGGCACAAAATTAGAGCAGAATTATACCGGAAGTTGGCTTCTATCATCCATCTTCGTTCATCCCGATTTCCGATTTTATGCCGGGGTGGGATGCGCTTATCGCACATTTGCGGACCCGGAATTAGAGATTCCTACGAGTTCTTATGCAGAAGAAGCAGATTATGACCCCGTTGAATTGGGATACCTACGGGCAACTATTCGAGGGCCGCGGGTGGTTGGATGGGAAAGGGTGGTAGTGGGGTGATTAATCCCTCCCGCCTGACCAAGAAGATTCTTGCATCTATTCAGGGCGGAGAGGTTCGCGTTTATGCCAAAAAGATGAATATTCAGGGTGCATCATGCGGAGATGTCATTTTCATCAACCCCTATCGCCCCGATCCGCTTACAACTCTGGTTCATGAGATGATCCACGTAATTTATCCTTCCCTGAAGGAGAAAGAGGTTGAGAAGATGGCCCTGCTTTGGGGGTACAAATCAAACTGGAACCAGAAAAAATCATTGCTTCAGGAGTTGATCTTAATATGAAATTCCTCCTCTTCAATGCCCTTGGCGCGGTCTGTCTTGCCCTGGTCAATAGTTTCTTTCGGGCGAATCCGTTCAAGTGGTCAACAACAAGAATGCTATTGGCTATGGCCCTACCTACTACTTTTGGCACTCAGTATGGCTTTGCTAATTCCTATCGCCTTGCAGACTCTTTCTTCCAGGCATGGTTCGTGGGAATGGCCTTTACCACCGTTGCCGGTTTCTTGGCAAGTTTGTTCATTTTTAGTGAACCAATCAAATTTGTGAACGTCCTGGGGATGGTCTTAATCATCGGGGGTGCTTATTGCCTAATACGATAGCCGGTAAGCCTCGGGCCTATTGGGAAGCCCTGGCTTTCTTCTTATCCAAAGAAAGGGCGAGGCACTTGAAGGACATTAAGGCAATCGATCTTGACCTTTTTGCCCTAAAAGAACATGGGATTGAAATTCCAGACGTTGACCCGGAAATTTTCATTAAGGTGCCTGAAAAACAGTCGTGACTTTATTGCGATAGGGTGAAAAATAGTCAGGATAAATGAGTGGAATGGTGGATTGCCTGCCTTGTTTTAGCCTTCACCTTCATAGAAAACGCCCTCGGCGCACTCTATACCCTTCAGGTTGTCGAAAAAAAGCCCCTCCTTAGCGCGATAATCGGCTCTAAAATCGACGTTCTCGGGGCAATTAGTGTAATTGCCTATACCGAAAACTATCTTTATCTTATACCCCTTTGGGCGGGGTCATTTCTCGGAACTCTCTCCTCCGTTCATGTTTACCGCTTGTTCAAGAATCGTGAACGCCTAAAAAACCTTGATAAGGCTCGTCTTGCCAAATTGTCAAAATCTCGCCAAAATGTCAAAGCCGTCATAAACCGGACAACCGAAAAATAAATTGAAAATAATTTAAAAAAAGACTTGACACCAAAACACCGTGGTGCAATAATTATCTTGAAAGGATTGAAATATGGAAAAAAGGATCACCATTAGGTTTCCAGAGCCGTTATGGAGGCGACTCAGAATACTTCAGGAGCAGAAAGAAATCAAGTCGATTCAGGAAGCTGTCATTTCTGCACTAAAGTTTAAATATCCCAAATCCGAAAGAGAGAGTAATGATAAACAATCCTAATTCTCCGTGGAGAAATAAAAATTCTTGGTTGTTTCCAAAACAAAATAAAAATATGAAGAAAGAAATTTACATAGATTCTCGACCCCATCTGAGAATAAACGGAAAATACAAAGCCATTTGTAGAATTGTTGTTGAATCTGTATTAGGAAGGGAATTAAAATCAAACGAATATGTTCACCACCGCGATGGTGATCCGTTAAACAATGATGCATTAAACTTGGTAGTTTGTAAAAACGGGGCTTCTGAGCATAATAAATACCATTGGAAAATGAATTCTTATGTTTGGCATAAAATTCCATGGAGAAACGGTAAGCCCCACAAAATACCTAATGGAATCTATCCCCAAAAATAATTTTGAGGAGGTTGCTTATGCCCGCCGAAGTTACGCTTTCCGATTTTCTGACATTAATTTACATCCTTTTATCTTTATGCGTTGCCTGCGGATCGTTTACTGCGGTGATGGACTATTTCACGTACAAACCCAAGAGATTGGGGAAATAGGAGGAGGGGGAAATGAAATTCTATAAGGTGTTGGGAAAGAACGGTGAGCCATGCAACGGCGGAAGTGGAAAATGGAATCTTCCTAAAGGCAAGCGTCCCGGAAAGTGGATGCCAAAGATTAAGGACATTATTCCCTGTCAACGCGGATACCATCTCTGCCGAGCCGAAGATTTGGTTTTGTGGCTCAACGAGGAAATCTATTTGGCGGAAGGGTGCGGTAAGTCAATTCGCCACGATGATTCAAAAGACGTTTTTGAGCAAGCTCGTTTGATTTCTAAAATCGAAACATGGAACGACAAGACCGCCCGCCTTTTCGCTGCCGATTGCGCCGAGCACGTTCTTCATATTTTCGAAAATAAATACCCCAACGATAAAAGGCCACGGCTCGCCATTCTGGCTGCTCGCGATTTTGCCAACGGCAAAATCGGAGCGTCCGCAGGGGACGCCGCAGGGGCCGCAGGGGCCGCAGGGGCCGCAGGGGCCGCAGGGGCCGCAGGGGACGCCGCATGGGCCGCCGCAGGGGCCGCATGGGCCGCAGGGGCCGCAGGGGACGCCGCAGGGGCCGCAAGGGCCGCCGCAGGGGCCGCCGCAGGGGCCGCCGCATGGGCCGCCGCAGGGGCCGCCGCAGGGGACGCCGAGCGTAAATGGCAAACAGAAAGATTGTTTTATTATTTGGAGGAATCATGAACCTACCCGAGATTGACCTTGGATTGCTTCCCGATTCTCTCTTTCGCCAGATGGAACCGAAGCGTTTAGCAATGCTTCCCGAGTATATGGACGGGGGGGAGGTACGCACTAAGATTCGGCAGCATTACCCGCCATCTTCATACATTGATCCCCGAATCCCTCCTGAAATCTGCCCCAAATGCGGAACCGCAACAAGGCAAGTCGGGGACATGATTTATTGCCGCGATATGCACCATTCCTGGGAGGTTCCGATCCCTGATGATGAATCGTTTAAGTGGGATAAGATCGTGGTTAACGCAAAGGGACCGAAGCCGTTTCTACGGACAATCAAGTGCGCATATTGCGGTAAAACCGTGACCGGGATGTACACGCACAACCAGAAGTATTGCTCCCGGAAATGCTACGAGGATGAACGGAGAATCAGGAATAGGAACGCTTACAGGAAGAAAGGGTGGAATAGAAATGATAGACGCAATATTTGACCCAATTCCCAACCAGCCGTCCCTGCGGTATCCGGCAACCAAGGAGGAGAGGTTGGAAATCGACGAGGAGGAGGCCGCCAGCAAAATTTCTATCGGCATATCGCGCATCATCCTTGAGGTTCGGGGGTTAGGGTTTCGACCGGATGAAGCTATTGAATTGATTCGTCAAGTGCTGGACACGGAGTTTAAACAATAAGGAGGGGAACGTGGGAAAAACGGCAGCGCATCAGATTTACCGTTTGGGAAGCGGCGAGATTGTTCCCGGGGTGACAACGGCACTCGGGGTTCTCTCCAAACCGGCCTTAGTGCCGTGGGCGAATAAGTTGGGGCTCCAGGGGATCGACGTGCGGAAGTACGTTGACGACAAGGCCGATATTGGCACTTTGGCTCATCAGATGGTCGAAGATCACCTTTTGGGCATGGAAACCAATACCACGGATTACTCCAAAAACCAGATCGACCAGGCCGAAAACTCAGTCCTGTCATACCTGGAATGGGAAAAGAATCACCCGATCCTTAAAGTCTTATTTGTGGAAAAACAGCTTGTATCTGAAACCCATAAATTCGGGGGGACTGAGGATATTTACTGTTTTAGCGATGGCGAGAAGTATGAACTGATCGACCTAAAAACGGGCAAGGGGATTTGGGAAGAGGCGGTTTATCAGGTGGCGGCATTAAAAAAGCTCTTGGAAGAAAACGGCCACGAAGTAGATCAGGCTCGGATTCTGAACATTCCCAGGAGTGAGGACGAGGCATTCATGGAGAAGGTGCTTTCTCCGAAGGAACTGGAAATAGGATGGCAGATTTTCCTGCATTGCCTTGGTATCTACAACGCGAAGAAGATGATGAAGGAAGGGAACGGGAAAAATAAGAAGGGAGGGAAGGATTGATTTTTAAGTGCCTTATTTGTGGAAAAGAAAAATACGTTCGCCCATGCTTTGTCAAAAAAGGTGGAGGAAAGTATTGTTCTCATGAGTGCTTCGGAATAGCAGAAAGGGGAGAAAAGAATCACCGGTATCGAAAGGATTCCAGAAGACCGCAGATAAAGGGGAAACAAATAATGAGGTCTGTTTTAATCGCAGAAAAAGCACTTAGCAGAAAATTAAAAACGATGCCTTTGGGACATCCTGATGGGGAAGTTGTTCATCACATAAATGCAAATCCTCTTGATAACAGAAATTCAAATCTCCTAATTTGCACCCAATCATATCATGTCATGCTTCACAACAAAATGAGGGTTAAGGAGGGAATATGGACCAGGAAATAACAATTAGGGATGAAAATGTTCCGCTAAAAGCGGTAGAGATCAGGGCACAAGTCAATTTAATTCAAGAGGTAATGAGTTCTGTAATGAAAAGTGGAACTCACTACGGCAAGATTCCGGGGGCCGGGGATAAGCCTACGCTCTTGAAGCCCGGAGCGGAAAAGATCATGGCTACTTTCCGCCTCGCTCCCGATCCCGAAATAACGGACCTTTCGGCGAATGGCTATATCAGGTATCAAATCAAGTGCCGACTGATTTCACCATCGGGGCGATACCTAGGGGCCGGGGTAGGGGAAGCGTCCACGGACGAGGAGAGATATAAGTGGCGCGGTGTTGTTTCCCAGGCCGAATGGGACGCCACCCCTGAAACAGAAAGACGGATCAAGTACAAGAGAGATGGCCAGGTCAAGCAGATCCGAACAAATCCTGCCGATCTGGCAAACACCGTTTTAAAGATGGCAAAGAAGAGGGCTCTCGTTGATGCGGTCCTTACCGTTACCGCGGCCTCTGACATTTTTACCCAGGATATTGAAGATATTCCAGAGGAGATACTTCAGAAGAAAGAGCCGTCTAAACAGGAACCTCCGGTTCAAGAGCCTCCCAAACAGCCAGCTAAGCCGAAAGAAGATTTCGCCGCAATCCTGAAGCGTGAGTGTGAACGCCTGGGACCGGATCGGTTTTATGACATTCTCCGCGATCACGGTTTTGAAACTGCGGAAGAGATTACGGACAGACCTAAGCAGATTGAAATTTACAAGGCTCTATCGGCAGTTAAAGAATAACAACTTCTCCCCCGACCGGAGGGAGGCGAACGACTTCCGCCGACCCTCATATGCACTTGGGAGAGTGCGCTGCGGAGGCAGCCGGGGGAGAGAAAAAGGAGGAGATATGAAGCGCCTAATAGCATTCGTTCTAAGGTTTCGTCGGAGGAGTTATTTTGATAGCGAGTTGAGGCATCGGCTCTTAGCGGCAAGCAACGCGTTTTATAGATAAGATTGCGCTCCGTGAGTCGTGAAAGGCCAGAAGCAAGGCCCGCTTGCAGGACAGAGCTACTCGGCCACGGAGCGCAAAGGAGGTCTTATGGTAAGAGTAATTTTGATCGACGGAAGAGTGCTCACATATAATAGAGCCGAAAATGTAGGCACTTGGGAAGATTATTTCCTTGTTCGGCCAGACAAAAATCATTCCATTGCGGGAATAAAAAAACACCTTGTAGATCGTTGGGAATATGAACCACCATGCAAAATTACCAGAGAAAAAACCAAAAAGGAATTGAATAGAGATCAGTAGGGAGGTCCCATGAAGTACCTAATAACCATTGGTTTGGTATTGGCGGCGATCATGTTTGTCGCATGGTGCTTTATGAGAATGGCGAGGAAGTGCGACGATGATGAAGAAGAAAAAGAAGAAGAGGTTGCCTACGTGCAGAGATGTTACTGCTCCAAGTGCCCCTACAAGCGCACCATAAGGGATGCTGAGGCGGCAGGGAACTTGGTTTGGATGCAGGATTTCGCAAAGCGCAAGAGCGCGAAGGAGAATCAGTGAATGCCATACGGATATAATTTGGGATTATGTATTAAATGTGGAATTCAATTTATTTGTGGTGATTGCATAAAGTTTAAATGCCCTGATTGCGAATACAAAGAAATGCTTATTATCCAGGGAAAAGAAATACCAAAAGAACTGCAATATGAAGATAGAACTGGGCAGCTTAGGAGATAATTTAAATGACAATCAATGAAATGGCCCCTGCGGTGTGGCCTAAAGTTACACCTAAGAGATTATGTGGAAAAGGCAGTCGGTGGGAATCCGGCCAGGGGCCAACCCTACTGGGGGCTAAGGAATGGTGGTGATGTGAAGTGCGATGCACCTGTTGGGATATAAATTCAACTGTTCCTATTCCCAAAGAAGTAAGAAAAAGAATTCCTGAATGGATAGAAAAATTAAATAAAAAGGAGAGGGAGAAATGAGCTTATATGCAGATGAAGAAATCTGTGAGGGTTGTAAACACGCAATTTTTCATGATTGTTGCAAAAAGTTTTGCTGCTGCAAAATACTTAGAGAAGAAGAAAGAAATTTTCTACATGGTAAATGCGCATTTAAAGAGGAAGAAAAATCATGACCCTCTCAGAATGCGTACCGAGGAGGTAGGAATAAAATGAAACTGAAACCAGTGATTGCCACTTGTGGCTATTGTTTAAAGCCCAAAGAAGGATGTAGGAAGGTTTATCTTAGAACAGGATTAAGTTCCTGGGAAAATAAGGCAAAATGGTTATGTTGCTCTTGTCAGGCATATTTATGGGGTAACTGGAGGAGGGCAGATGAAAAAGATAGTGATTTGCCCAAACCATAAAGAATGTCGAGGCTGTAAAGATACAGCCAAGAAGTATAGACACGATATTAAACATATAGAAAGAGAAACTTGCCATTATTGGTGCTTATTTAATAACGATGAGTGTATATCATTGGAGGACGCAGATGAAAAAGAAAAAGCACGTTGAGTATGGATGGGCCTTATTATCGGTAGAACAGGGATGGTGGGCAAAGAGATCACATCACGGTAAATTTTTTAAGGGATTCCCGGTATTGAAGACAAAGAAGCAAATGGAGACTTATTTGGGTTGTAGTCAAGAAATCGGCCAGAATGCTCCCCAAAGAATCGTCAAGGTCAAGATTGAGGAGGTTTGAATGAGCGAGATGGTGAAGGAGGAAGAGTGAGCAAGTACCGGGCGGTGCCGACTATCGTTGACGGTATCAGGTTCGCCAGTAAGAAAGAGGCGCGAAGATACCGGGAACTGAAGCTCTTAGAGAAGGCGGGGGAGATAAAAGATTTGGAATTACAGAAAAAATATTCTCTCCTTGTGGCGGGTAGCAAGGTCGGGGTTTATATCGCCGATTTTGTTTATCAAGAGAAGGGAAACGATTTCCTCACGGTGGAAGATGTTAAGGGGGTCAGAACTCCGGTTTACAGGCTAAAGAAAAAAATATTCGAGGCCATGTATAGAATCGAGATAAGGGAGACATGATGAACCTTGAAACTTCCGATTATAATAAATTTTTATCTACTAAAAAGATTCGAATAAATCCGGTTGGTAAGGATATTTCAAAATCTGAAATCCATCCTAAATTATTCCCGTTCCAAAAGGATATTGTGAAATGGGCGGTTAAGAAAGGCCGATGTGCCGTATTTCTTGATACGGGTCTTGGGAAAACATTCATTCAGCTGGAATGGGCGAGGTTGATTGGGGGGACCTGTCTTGTTGTGGCTCCGCTATCGGTAGCAAGGCAGACGATAAGAGAAGGAAAAAAGATAGGGATTGAGATTAAATATTGCCAGGAAAATTCGGAAATCGGACCGGGAATAAACATTACAAATTATGAAAGGATTGAAAACTTTAAAGAGAATTATTTTGATTCAATCGTATTAGATGAATCAAGCATTTTAAAATCTATGGGCGGAAAGACGAAGCAAAAACTTATCGAACAGTTTCCATCCATTAAATTCAAGCTATGCTGTACCGCAACCCCCGCCCCGAATGATTTTATTGAACTCGGAAATCATACGGCCTTTCTCGGGGTGTGCACACAGCAGGAAATGTTAGCCATGTTTTTTATCAATGCCAACAAAGAGCATACGTTCATCTATGACGATATTATTATGACCAAGAAGGGATCCAACGCCAACGGAACCGAGTGGAGATTAAAGCACCATGCCGAGCCGCGGTTCTTTGAATGGATGGCTAAGTGGTCTATCACCATGACCAAACCCTCAGATTTAGGATATGCCGACGATGGTTTTATTCTTCCGCCATTAAATATCAACAATGTGTTTGTGAAACACAAGTATCAACCAACGGGGGAGTTGTTCTTTACAAAGATGCACGGCATTGAGGACCGGGTTAATATTCGCAAAGAAGGGATTCGATATAAATTACAGGCCGCCAAAGGCCTTATTGAATCGGATCCGGGGCAATTCATTGTCTGGTGCGGATTGGACGAAGAGGCCAACTCTCTTGAAAAGGAAATATCCGATTGCGTAAACGTGCAGGGATCGGATAAGCCGGAAGTGAAAGCGGAGGCGTTTGAGGCATTTCAAGATGTAAAATATCGCGTCCTGATAACCAAACCGAAGATCGGAGCCTTCGGCATGAATTTTCAAAACGCCAATAATATGATCTTCTTCGGCCTTAATGATTCATGGGAAACCTACTACCAGGCGATTCGCCGGGAATGGAGATTCGGGCAGAAGCAACCCGTAAATGTTTATCTGCTTTTGTCGGAATACGAGAGAGAGATTTTACAAAACATTCAGCGCAAAGAAAAACAAGCATACAGATTGAGGGTGAATATGATCGAAAAATTGAAACAAATCGAAATGGCCGAGTTAAAAGATGAAGTGATTGAAAGTGAAAAATATATGCCCGAAACCGTAACGGCAGACGGATGGCTTGCCATGCGCGGGGATTCATGTGAAAGGTTAAAGGAAATCTCCGACGATTCCATTGATCTTTCCGTTTACTCTCCTCCATTTGCCGATCTTTTTGTTTATTCAAATTCGGATCGGGATCTTGGGAATTGCCGAAATTGGGATCAATTTTTCGAGCATTATTCCTACATCATCAAAGAATTATACCGGGTGACAAAACCGGGAAGATTGTCTTGTGTTCACACTTCGGATATTCCCGCCATGGCAAACCGTGACGGATATATTGGGATTAGAGACTTTCCCGGAGAGGTTTTGCGGGCGCATGAATATAAGGGGTGGGTTTTTGTTGGTAGGGCATTTGTGCAAAAGAACCCCCAGGCCCAAGCAATAAGGGTTAAATGTAAATCTCTCCTCTTTGTTCAACTGAACAAGGATTCATCCCATTCTCGGCCCGCATTGATTGACCAGATTATGATTTTTAAAAAACCCGGAGAAAATAAAATCCCAATAACTCCGGTTAAAAACGGAGAGATGGACAACGAGACATGGATTAAGTGGGCTCATGGAATTTGGACAGACATAAACGAAACCGAAACCCTTCAATATTATTCTGGAAGAGACAAAGACGACGAAAAACATATTTGCCCTCTTCAGTTGGGAACCATAGAAAGGTGCATAAAATTATATTCAAACCCCGGAGAGACGGTTTTGTCTCCATTTATGGGGATCGGTTCTGAGGTTTTTATGGCGAGAAAACTTCAGAGAAGGGCAATCGGAATTGAGTTGAAGGAGTCATATTTCAGAATTGCCCTTGAGAATTTAAGATCGGTTCAGGGGGTACTCCTCTAATGGCGAGGCCGGAAGAAAGGAGGAAAGATGTTATTTAAAAATGAGGCGGTAAGGATTATGGCGGCAGCCGGGGATTATACGATCCATGATTGCCACGGGATCCGCATCGGGGCAGCCGAGTCCTACGTTCAGGCCGCGGAGATGCTATCCGGGCTCCTGAGCGATCGGGAGAACAAGGAGCCCATTTTTACAGTCCGGCAGGGCAACAAAACCATTTTGGGGGGATTTCTGGTCCCCGAGATCAGGAAAGGGGAGGAATGATGAAGCTAATAGGCCGCTGGCGCTGTTATTTCCTGCTAACAAAGGTCGAACTATCCCCCGAGTATCTAAGGGCCCTTAAAGAAGGCAAGGCGCATCTTAGGAAGAACCCCAGGAGGAAGAAGGTTGAACCCGCAAGCGAAAACGATACAGAAGGAGAAACAAAATAATGGGGTACTGCATAAAATGTAAGGAACGGTGGACCGGATCCGGCAAGGCGCATTGCACGGGGTGTCACAAGACCTTCCGTTCGGTCGGTGGATTCGATAAACACAGAAGGGATTTTACCTGCTACGACCCCGCCGACATCGGCATGGAAATGGACGAAAATGGATGCTGGTTCACTCCAATGCCCAAAGAGGTCTTGGATATACTCAAAAAGTAGCCAAATTTGCATTCGGGTAAGCCCAAATTCAAGACTTTTTTAAAAAGTAGGGTAAGGATGGCCATGAAACCGGAGCCGCAAAAGGTAATTCGTGAGTATTTAAGGGCTCGAGGTTCGGCAACACAGAAAGAATTACAAGACCTTAGAGTTACTTTTGACGTTCGAAAGGTCATTTCCAGGCTGCGCCGGCCACCATATAACGACAACATCATCACCGAGTACCGGCCCGGAATCGACAAATACGCCACTTACCGGATGCTGACTGAAGTCAAAGAACAGGAGAAGTTGTTTTGACCTTTGGTTCCCTATTTGCAGGCATAGGTGGCTTTGAGCTTGCCCTAACCTCCCTTGGAATGGAACTGAAGTTCATGGTGGAGATTGACCCGTTTTGCCAAAAGGTCTTAGCTAAAAACTTCCCGGGAGTGCCTATCTATAATGACATCACAAAAATTAAGTGGATTGTTGCCGACACCAACGGGAACGGAGAGAAGCGGAATAAATCCGAATACGGGGAGTGGAGAGGGACTTCTGAAGGTGATTGCGATGCTACCGACCCCAAGAGCGAACAAGCTATCCCCTCAGAGTCGGGAGGACTTCACCCCGAATCTTGCGTTCAGGTTAGAACATCCCGAATCGACCTCCTCACCGGCGGCTTCCCCTGCCAGCCTTTTTCCTGCGCCGGAAAGAGAAAAGGCAATCAGGATGACCGCTTCCTCTGGCCGGAGATGCTTCGAGCGATACACGAAATTAAACCCCGGTGGGTCATCGCTGAAAACGTTCCTGGCTTGCTTACTATCGACAACGGAATGGTCTTCGAGGGAGTGCTATCTGACCTGGAAAACGAAGGTTACGAAGTCATCCCGTTTGTTATTCCAGCTTGCGCCAAAGGTGCGCCCCACAGAAGGGACAGGGTTTGGATCTGCTCCCATCTTGAGAACTCCAAGGGCAAACGATTGGAAGGGTGGGGTAACGGGGCGGGATGGCAGTCAGAGAAAAGAATGCGATTATTTTCTCCCGGATCAGATTGCCATGCTGCCGACTCCGAGGGGGGCGGATGGGGAGAAGGGAACTCGAACTCCGGAAGGACACGCCAAAGAGAGGGAACGCAGGATCAATGGAGAGGATTTACCAACGAAAATAGATGGTGTGAGTCCTGGTATGAAGTTGCAACCCGCTTTTGTGGAGTATTTAATGGGCTTTCCTATTTCTTGGACAGAAGTGGAGGATTAAATGCCGAGATCAGCAAACGAATTACCGGACAAGATTTGCCCCATTTGTGGGAGGGCGTTCAATCGGAATCGTTTCAATGGTGTTCTGGAAGATTCAATGAGGTATCTTTCAAGGAAAACCTGTTCACAGTCATGTGGAAATACTTTGCTAAATCCTACCGACAGGACAACCTATCATTTGAGAGCCAAGAAGTTCAAGAAGCCTATCTGCGAAATGTGTGGGAAGAAAACCGATCTAGACACTCACCACAGAGATGGGAATATCAAGAACAATATTTCAGAGAACATTTTGACTCTCTGTCATTCCTGTCACATGAAATTGCATTGGATACAGAGAAAAGAGTTAAAGCGTTTGGAAAAAATCGGGTGGACCGACTTAAATCACTCGGAAACGCCGTAGTACCACAAATCGTTTACCAAATAGGCAGAGCGATTATGGAAGTTGAACAAAAAGAACTGTTTGGGGGATGAATGGCTGAACGAAGAATGATTTGGAGAAGGTTGTCAAATAGCCGGAAGGTGAATCGGCTCAGTATAAAGGCTGCCCTGCTTTGGACCTGGGCCATTCCCTGGTTTGATGTAAAAGGATACCTCGAGGTTGAACCAGACCTCATAAAAGACCAAATCCTACCCCGGAGGAAGGACATCGACGAGGATGAAATTCCTGCCTTGGTCGAGGAAATATTCAAATCCGGGCTTTGGACCGAGTTTGAATGCGACGGAAAACGTGTTGCCTTCGATCCAAAATTCAAAAACATGCAAACAGTCAGGGAAGATCATGAAACTAAATCACTATTTGATGGAAGAGTAAAATTACGACATACCAAAGACATACCAAAGACTGACCAATTACAGACCAACGACGGCGAAAATAAAATAAAGGGAAGTGAAGTGAAGGGAAGTGAAATAAAGGCAAATAATGATAATCCAGAAAACGGCGCCTTTTATGAAAAACTCCAAGAGGCAAAAAAATACGAGCCCACCTGTAAAGAAATTGAAAAGCTCTGCATCGTTTTAAAAGCTAAAGGTGTTTGGCAAAAAGCCCCGGTTTGGGCAAGGATGAAACTCCAACTGCAAAATCATCCAGAAGCAATCCTTCATACCCTTCAGAAAGTTAATGAATACAAACCAAAAGTGCCAGAATCGTATGCAGAGCAGATTCTTTCTGTTGAAGACGGAAACTACAACGAAGCCGAACACATAGCCAAATCCAACGAATTTAAAAAGGGACCACAAACAATAGGAGAATGCCTGAAAAATGCAATGTCCAGGTCAATGCAAGACATGCCCGAGAACCAGAAATAGAGAATGGTATTGCAATATTAGAGCCAAAGAATGGCTCAAATCTATCGATACCATCATGTCTAAAACCAGATCCCAAGGAGAAGGCCAAGCCATGGCAGAAGAGATAATCAAATACATGGAAAACGAATTTATGGGGGGATTGTGAACAATAAAAAAGGAGTTTCTTTAATAAAAACAAGAATTCAACCCATTAAAATAGGAATTAATACTACCATCACCACTAAAAGAAAGAGCGGAAGCAGGTTAGCTGAAATCCGTTTAAGAATAGCGGTAAGGGATG